CCGGTCAGCGTTCGCCCCCCTGTTTGTGAGCGTCCATGCGGCCTCGGTGTACACGCGCGCCAGAGCAGCCTCCGACCGGTGCCCAGTGCTCACCCAGTTGCCGCTCACCAGCGACGCTATTGCGCGCGCCAGGTAGCCACGTGACTTCACATCGCCGTGCCGCCACCCGACCACGCGTAAGAACTCGACGTGCCCCTCAGATATCATCTGCTTCTGCGGTTGCAGCCGTAGCCCGAGCGCGGTCAGCCGCCCAAGCCACTCTGCCGCGGTCTCTCTGGTCGGCGCGAAGCAGCAGACGTCGTCACCCACGCACCAGGTCCGCCCGGGCAAACCCACACCCGCCATGCGCAGGTAGGCGCGGTTGAGCACGGTGTTGATGAATGTCGTCGCACGGTGCCCACTCGGCAACGACCCCGCCCACTTCAACCAGCCACCGCCGTCACGCAGCCACATGTTCGAAAAACTGCGGGCAGCCGTTAGCGCGGCGGGCCCAACCCACGGTTCGAGCCGTTCGAACACCAACTGCATGGCGCGGGTGGTGTGCTGCGAGTTGAAATCGTCGAAGTCGGCCATCACCGCGACGGAAGCATCGTCAGGCCATTGGGCCGCTATTGCGGCCGCCCCGTGCTTGGCCCACTCGGGTTTCAGCACAGCCTCACGCCCCCGCCACGCCCGCTCCACACCCCCCAGCAGCCACTGGAAGAAGAAGTACGATGCCGTGTCACACGAGTACAGCGGCCTCGACTTGCCGTGCTCCAGCTTCTCCGACTTCGTGATGCGCACACGGCCGCCCCACTTAAGGGGGTCGAACGTGCGCAGCTCTTCGGCGAAGGCCCGCCTACCGAGCCCGCTGCCAACCCTGACCCCATACTCGGCGTCCACCCACGGGGCGTGGGCGCCGTTCTTACACCACAACCACCTAGAGGCCCACCACTCGGACGGGTCCTCGCACGCCACTACCCGACCCCCTAGTTCGTCCGCATAGACGCGGTCGAGCGCTGCCGCCAGCGCCACCTCATCGAGGTGGACGCCGGGGTCGCCCCCTACGCGTCTGGCCACTTCGGGCCCCCAGTCTACCGCCGCCACGCCACGCCCTGCGAGCGTGGCGAGCTCGACACACATGGTGAGCCCGTTATCCTCGGTGTAGAACTGCTTGCACCACAAGCTGAAACGCTTCAGAAAGTCGGGGTCGTCGTGGTGGGACACGCAGCACAGAACGATATCGCTCGGCAGCTTGCCCCAAACACACACGACCCACAGCAACCAAGCCGTGGCCTGATCATTCGTCATACCGCGGAAGGCCGGACCAATCAGCCCCAGGGCCGGGTGGCCGGCAACGCCAGCGCACACATCCCTGAAGAACAGGTTGTTTTTTGTCCTAGCCCCCACGTGCATCTTCAGGGGGTACAACGCAAG